GAACGTCGTCTGGCCGACCGCTTTGAAGCTGATCTTGCCTTTGCCGACGTAGTAATTATCGGTGGATGGAGAGACGGCCATTGCGGGCCTCCGGTTAAGATAGGTGGATCAAAGCTGCTCAGGGCGAAGGACGTAGGCGAACGAGAACTGCACGCCCATGGAGCCTTCCATAGAGCGCCCATGGCCCAGATGCGTGCTGCAGCCGGCGTAGCGCACATGACCATTCGCTCCGGTGAGCGCGACGAGCTGCGGATCTGTGAGAACGGCCTTGATAAACTTGGCTCGCAGCGCGTTGAGTGCACTGCCAACCGTTCCAGGCTTGCCGCCAAGCAAGATCAGCAGCTCGGGCGCCATTTCGATGATGTTGGGGGCGCGCCCAGGATGATCTCCGACATGCTCCGCCGCACTCTCGTCGGCGTCGAAGATCGCGATCGCCGGCCGCGTGCGTTCCGAGATTTCGTCCTGGTTGCGCACCGCGCAAGCGATACCGTCGAGGCTAGCGGCGAGTTCCACGAGCCGCTGCAGGATCGCCTCGCGTTTGTCCATCAGTCGTCCTGCATCAGGATCAGGCGAAGCTCGCCGGCGCTCTCGATGAAGCTCTTGATCCGCCAGGCCGCGCCATCAAGTGCTAGCTGGCCATCCACGAGATCATCGAGCTTGATGCCGTTGAGAAGTAGCGTTGTGCGGCGCACGTCGACGGCAGGCCGGATGGTCTGCACGCCGATGAGACCTCCTTCCTCGACGGAGACTCCCTTGGTGTTGTCGATCACCTCAACGTCATATCTTGCCGGCCCAATCGTGAGCACCGCCGACTTGCCAAACGTCTCGTACACCGGGCCAAGCACCACGGCATTGAAGTCGATCCTGCCCACGGCTTAGTTGCTGCTGTGGATTTTGACCGCGAGCTTCGGACGCTTGTTGACCGGCAGCGGTGAGGCCTCGGTCTTGACATCGATTGCGCTGCCGTCCGGGCGGGCGAGCTGCCGGGCATAAATCGGCAGACCGACCGTATTGACGGTCTCGATCAAGTTTGCCGGCGCCCCATAGGTCACAAAGGTGTCCATGGTGCCGAGCGGGAAGGCGATACCTTCGTTCGCCGGGATCAGGGTCTCGGTCGTGCCCGTCGAGAGCGTGACGGTGGCGTTGTACTCTTCGAACACGATGCCGGCGAAGGGAAAGCGCCGCCGGGTATCTTCGCGCAAAGGCTGCGCACCGGTCGCCGTGAAATACTTATACGCTTCCTCCACTTTGGCGTGGCCGATCAGCTTATCGAAGAAACCGGGGCTCACCAGCGCCAACACGCCAGTCATGGTCTCGCCCTTGAGCTCGACCTCGATATCGCGCAGCACCTCGCGGCACTTGGCCTGCACGTTGGTGCCGGCGGTCCCCAGCACAAAGTCGACCGACTGTCGGGTGAGCCCGAATTCGTCGAAGTAGTCGTAGAGTGGCACGCCGGCGCCGTCCTTGACGATGCCGCGCAGCGCATTCACCTCCATGTACTCCCGCGTCTGTGCGTGCTTGGCGCGCATGCGGGTAAGCTTGCGCTCCATGACGGTGGCGAGTGGGTCGGCGGCGTCGGCGACGCCGAAGCCGCGCACGCCCTGGATGTCCTGCGGGGTGATCACGTCGTCATGGGGGATCCATGGCACCGTGAAGGATCGCATCGAGCGCAGGTCGCGATTGGCGACAGTAGCCGGGCCGCCGAGCGGGACGGCCGGCAAGAGGTTCAGCACGCCCTCGGCCTGCTCGATGATCACGCTGCGCTGGGTGACGCCCTCGAACCGGAACAAGCCGAGTTCGCCGAGCCGCGTATAGATGTTGGGCAGGATATTGATGGCGGTGGTCATCTCGGCAAGCGTGTAACCGCCGGCGTCGAAGGGATTGATCATCGGGGCCATGGGGTCTCCTTGAAAAAATTCGGGCCCCGACGTGGTCGAGGCCCGGTGAAATCGACGAGCGTTTTGCCGGATCAGGCGGTGTCGCGCGGGACCAGCCCAGTAGCAGCAAGTTCGGCTTGCTTGGCGAACTTCTTGCTGCCGTTGTTCACGGAAGCATCGAACGCCAGGATCGTCTTGGACAGGATCACTGGACCGCGTGCGACGATGAGCCCGGTCTTGTCTGCTGCCGTCGCATCGACCGGTTCGATTAGCACCGCGACCGCTTTCTCCGCGCCTTCGTCGCCTTCGACTTCAGCGGCTGGCGAAAGCCGGTATTTGCCTGACGCGGTGATCTTGCCGAGCACAGCCCCAAGCTCGTACTTGGTGCCCGATTTGAGCGTCACCGTCTCGCGGCAATAATTCCCGTTGAGCTCATATTTGAGCAGGTCACCGAGGGTCGGCGCCATTGTCAGAGTCGTCATGTCGTATGCTCCTTAAGCGGTCTCAGGCGCGAGCTGCTGCGGCGCGCTCTCGGGCGCGTCGCACGATGGGACTCTCGCCTGCAGTAGGCGTGGACGGCGCCGCGGCGATCACGGTCGTTGCCTCGGCGCGCGATGCGAGCGTGTCGAGGATAGAGCGGCGCAACGCGTCTGCCGAAATTCCCTTGCGCATGGCGTCCGCGGCGTCGACGGTGACGCCGAGCCGCGCGGCTTGCGCGGCTAGCGCCGCGATCGCGGCGAACTCCGCACGCAACTGTTCTGCCGAATTGGCCTCTGAGACCGGACCAGGCCGCGATACCGGCGCGGGTTCAGGGGCCGACACCGGTTCGGGTTCAGGAGCAACCGGCGGATTCTCGGGCGCCGCAGGCGCTTGGAGCGCCGGCTGTGGCACTGTGCCGGTTGCCTCAGGTGCGGTTTTGGTCTTGCTCATGAAGGGGCTCCTTTTCGGATCTGTGAGTGTGCGTGATGACGCGGCTTGCTGGTCGAGATCGGCCGTCATGTCGGCCATTGCGGTTGCGAGCGTGCCGACGCGATCGGCAAGCCCGGCACGGACGGCGAGTTCGCCGCGATAGATTGCCGCCTGTGTGCCGCGAACCGCCTCAGGCGTCAGGCCGCGGTTTTTCGAAACAAGGCTCGCGAACTGCTCGTAAAGCTGATCGACATCGAGTTGGATGGCGCCGCGCGCTCGATCCGAAAGCGGCTGGTGCGCGTTGGCGTCGACCTTCCGGTCGCCGGCAAACACGAATGACCACGCCAGGCCTGCCTTGGCATCGGCGGCGCTTTCATCGACATGCACGGCGACGACCCCGATCGAGCCGACCTCGCCGGTCTGCGTGACGTAAATTTGGTCGGCGGCGCTCGCAATCGCATATGCGGCCGACAGCGCGCTTTCGCTCGCCACCGCCCAGATCGGCTTGTCGCTGGCGGCCTTCAACGAGGTGATACTTTGGGCCAGATCGAACAACCCGCCGACTTCGCCGCCCGGCGAGTCGATTTCGAGGACGATCCCGCGCACCGCAGGGTCCTCGAACGCGGAGCCGATCGCGTCGCCGATCGCGCCATAGGAAGAAAGGCCGCTCGCTGCCGACAAGTACCCAGAGCGAGTTACGAGCGTGCCGATGATTGGCACCACTGCAATGCCGTCGGCAGTGACCGATGCTCCCAGTTCAAGCGCAGGATCGACCGGGATGGCCTGGGCCGCAGTGCCGGCAAAGCGAGGGGCAAGCGCGCCAAGGATCACCTCGAGCTTACCGCGTGCGATCATGAGCGGCGTCCCGAACACGCGGGATGCAACGAAAGGAAGATCGATCATTTCGTATGGTCCGCAACGTTCGTGTCAGACGGCGCACCGGGATCGGCCGTAAGGTGTGGCTCGTTCGGCGGTAGCGCCGTCGCAAAACTCAGCCCCAGGCGTTTCTCGCGTTCACGATCGGAGGCAATCTCGGCATCGACCTGTTCGGCATCGAAGCCGCGTTCAGAGAGCGCCTGGGTGCGGCTCTTGAGTCCTGCGCCAATCTGCTCGATCTCGGCGCGAGCATCTTTGAGTGGATCCACCCAGTCCCACTTCGGCGGCAGCCAATTGCACGCGAGATATTCACGGCGGCGCTGCTGGTAGCCCGGGATATCAAGCACACCGGCGAGCACCATCGTGTCCATCCAGCGCGCCCAGACCTGCCGGCACATCTGCCAGACCATCACCGCGTGCTGGTAAGCCTCGATGCGCCGGCGGAATTCGAGAAGCGCGAGGCGCGAGTTGGAATAGTTCGCCCGCAGCATGTCGTTCGACAGATACGCGTACGGCACGCCGAGTGCGGCCGAGACCTGCAGCAGCGTGCGGTACTGGAACGGCTCGTACGTCTGCCCCGACTCCGCCGGGGTGGAGGTCTGCACCTCCTCACCCGGCTCCAGCATCGTGATCTGGCCGGGCTGCAGGTCGATGGTGCGCTCGTCGTTCTCGCGGCCTTCCGCTGCATCGAGCGGCTCGGTGGGCGCTGGCGTCGTGATGAAGAGCGCGTGCATGGCCGCGACCTTCTTCCGATCGAGCTCGGCGTCGTCGTACTGATCGAGCAGGAAGAGCTTGACGATGCTCGCCGCGAAGCGCGATACCCCGCGCAGTTGACCGGCCTCCACCGGATCGATGATGTGTACGATCTCGGACGCAGGAATGCGCACGATCTCGCCAGCGAGCCCTGGGTCGGTCACGTCGCTGGGATGCCGGCGCAGGAAGTGGTAGGCGACGCGCCGGCCAATCGCATCGAATTCGATGCTCTGGCGAATGCTATTGCCGTTCGGCGCCTGCTCGTTGCGATAGAGCGGCAGAAGCTCGGACGGGATCATCTGCAGCTGCAGCGGGACGGTCAGTCCATCCTGCGGCCGGCGCGGGCGAAACCGAAAGAACACCTCTCCCGCAATGAAGACCTCTCGCGCCGCGCGCCGCTGCTGGCCATAAAAGTCGGTAAAGCCCTCGGCGTCCGCCTCGTCGGTCCAATCGAGCCATAACTTCTGAACCTGCGCTTTGAGACCGGCGTCCACGATCAACGATGAAGGCTTGATGCCTGCGCCGACCACATTGCCGGCCCAACTCTCGATCGCGTTCGCTGCATATCCGTTGTTGCGCACGAGCCAGCGCGCCCGCGCGGTGATATCGGGACCGGCGACAGCAATCAGGGTGTTGAGATGCGCGCGGCTCGGCTGAAACCCCTTCAGCCTGCGGTTCGAAAGGCCTGCGTCGAAGCCTCCGATGAAGGCGCCGGCCCGGCGCCGTAACCGCTGGAGCGACCCGAGCACGGCGTCAGAGACCCTTCGACGCGGAGGTGAGAATGCGCCGGCGCCGTCCATCGCTGCCGGCGAGCGCAATGCGGCGTTCCAGATCCGTGATGGCCGCTGCCATCTCGGCGTCGATGGCATACGTGACACGGCGGCCATCGATCTCGACCGTGCGCAAACCGCGATAGCGCGCGGCGAGCAGTGCGTCGCGTTGGGCGGTCAATTCTTCAAGTGTCATTTGGCTCGATGCCGATCGACGTCGGTGACCCACGGTACGGCTGAAGACTCATGTCCGAGGTGCGCCGCCCTCGCATTGCAGCATAGCCTGGCCAAATGACTGGCTTTTGGACCCTTAGCAGACTGTGCTCCTGACTCGCCGGAGGTAAACGGCGCGCCACACCGCGGTGATGGAACCTCCACGTCGGGACAGCTTTTCTGCTTATGGGCCACTGGGGCTTCTTGGAGATAGAGCATGAGCTTAATCACGCCGCCACGCCGGACCCTGTTGCAAGCTGGAATTGCCGCCGCATCTGTTGCGGTTGTTGCCCATGCCTGGGCCGAGGATCGGAAGGATGACAAGCAAGGCGAGGAAGTCACGCCGCCGGAAGACCTGATGCGCGAACACGGGGTGCTCGACCGCGTGTTGCTCATTTATGACGCAGCAGTTACGCGGCTTTCGACGGGCGAGGATTTTGATCCCTCGGTCATCTCGGACTCCGCGAAGCTCGTACAAGATTTTATCGAGAACTATCACGAAAAGTCCGAAGAGGATTTCCTCTTTCCACGTTTTCGCCAGGCGAACCAGCTTGTTGATCTAGTTGCAATACTGCTGGACCAACATCAGGCCGGTCGCAAGGTAACGCGCGACGTCCTTGCGTCTGCGGCGCAGATCCGCAGCGATGCCGCAGCGAAGCGAAGCTGCATTGGCGCCATGCAAGCATTCGTCACAATGTACCGGCCACACGCGGCGCGTGAGGATACCGTGTTGTTTCCAAAGCTCCGCGAGGTTGTCTCCGGCAACGAGTTCGACGCTATCGGCGAAGAGATGGAGAAGCGCGAGCATCAGCATTTCGGCGAGGATGGTTTCGAAAAAGCCGTTGCCCATGTAGCCGAACTTGAGAGGAGGGTCGGCCTCTATGAACTCGCGCAATTCACGCCGAAGAAGTAGGTGCAATTCAAGATTGGGTAGCGGGACCGCCTTCAGCCGTCCCGATGGAAATGGTCTCGTTTATGGCACATCCGCGACCTACCGCACTGGACCAGCCACTCTGAACTCGCGGGTCGTTTTTGGAGCCTTGCGGACGTAAATGTAATCGCCTGACTTAGGGCTCCGTTAACTGATGTAGCTCGATCGAAATACGCGCCGCCCGCGGCGCTCGGGTGCACGCCGTATCACGCCAGCGACATCGCTGCTTGCGCATTGCTCCTCAATCAATGGCCCGACCTCGTTTTCTTCGACTGGTCCAATCTGGGTCTCCAAATCGCGCCACATCGCTTCGCTCCATCGATCGGCGCCGACGAGCCAGGCTGCCGCGCGCGCGTAGACGCGACAATCGAGAGCTTCGTTACGCTCGCGCATTTTCTGCCATTCGAGACGGGTGAAGCCACGCTTCGTCTTCACCGTACCAAGCTGCTCGGCGACCAGTTGCTTGACCCATTCGGCGGCTTTTAGACCAGGAGCGGATGCGCGCAGCATCCTCAATGTTGGGCCTAACCGGACCAGCTAATTTTCGGCCGATAAACTACCAGCCAACTCAGCCTTTGCAGAGGCCCTTGGGCTTCCAGTCGTGGTACAAAGTTGTGGCCGGCTTGTTCGCGTCGTGCAGGATCAAAACAAGAGCGCGGCGCGTCTCTGTGCCGGTTGCGGTCAAATGCATTGGTGTCCCGCCCGGCACAATCACGGGAGGGCGGCCAGCTCGGCCGACCTGTATACCATCAGGTGTTTCGAGGCAGGTCTCACCGGCAACAGTGTACCAGGCTTCGGGACCTGAATGAGTGTGCGCTGGGGCGGTCATTCCGGGGGCAAAGACCGCTTCCATGTATTGAGCGGTATAGGCACCTGGAGTTATCGGAAGCGGCCCGATTGTGCTGATATGTTGCCCGCTGGCTGCGCGCCAATCCGCATCACCGATGGTAAGCAGCCAAACTTTCCCAAGGGCTTGCAGGACCGTGCTTCGTCTTCCCTTCGCAGCTTCTGCGGCCTCTCGTGTCTCGAAACTATCCAGGTGCCAAAACACCTGCTTTTCGGTGAACTCCCCAAGGGGGTCATTCGAAAGAATCCAGCAACCGATCTCCTGATCACGCTCGGCTACCGAACGGCAAACGCCGCCATGGATCGCCTGAGCCGTCGCTTCACCGCATAACAAGCAAGCGAGACTCCACAGTGCAAAAAACCGAAACATGCGCACATCCTCTGCGGGGTCAATCTGCACCCAGGGATATTAGCTGTTCGTTTATCGATGGGACAGTCCAACGCCCCGGATTTCGGCGACACATCGCGCCATATCGCACTGCACGCACCCTCTCTGAGTTAGCGGTCGTTCTTGGACTATTGCGGACGTGAACTGTAATCCGCTGACTCACGGCTCCGTCAACTGATGTAGCTCGATCGAAATATGCGCCGCCCGCGGCGCTCGGGTGCACGCCGTATCACGCCAGCGACATCGCTGCTTGCGCATTGCTCCTCAATCAATGGCCCGACCTCGTTTTCTTCGACTGGTCCAATCTGGGTCTCCAAATCGCGC